GGACAGCACCGCCGTAGATTGTGCCAGTGGCCACGATGGTGATTTGAGCCGTGCCGGAAGTAAATCCAGGAGGCAGTTCTTCGACGGCACCGAACCATTGGCCGACTACCTTACCTAGCCACTTTCCGACGTTCATTCTGCGTTCAATGCATCAATAGTTCGATTTCCTGCGGAATAACTTCCATCAATCCGCACGGTTGCACCGTCCAATCCGGTGAATTGAGGATTTGCACCTTCAAGCCCAGACGCATTCCCGGCAGCGAATGCGGCGATTAATCGAAGTATCTGCTCTGCTGTGTAGCCAGATTCGATTACATTGTTCCATACGGCCTGAGCAATGCCGCTCGGCGTCATCCCTGATTCTTCCGTCGTCCCTTCGACCCAACCTACTGCATATGGAGTCCATGTCGCAGACAGCCCGGTTCCGGCTGCGCCGCCAACATGGCCTAGCGCAAGTACGATACCAGCGCCATCAAAACTAACGGTAGCCTCGCCAGCAACCGCCTTTGACGCAAACAGCAAGCCATCGGCGCTGAATGTAATCTCTGCCGTACCAGATGCCGAAGAGATAAGCCCGCCTGTACCGACGATGCTAAGATCAACCGTTGCCGACCCGGTAGCTGCGACGCCCATCGCCCCGTAGCCGCTTCCGGTTATGGTGATAACGGCGTCGTTGCGCGATGCCAGCCCGCCGGGTTTGCGCGGCATGATCCATGCAACCGGGTGCCGGTTGCCATCGGGTACGGATGCGTGACTGTCTGTGATTGCGGGGCCAGCGAACTGGTTGCGGCTGGCCGCCGTGCGGTGCTTTTGATAGACGCCAACTTCCGGGCGCCAGCCGTCAAGGTTGGTCGCGCCGGCGATCTTGCCCGTCAGGTTGTGCCGGTAGCCGTTTTGCAGCAGGCCCATGATCGGTCAGCCGCCCCAGCCGTAATCGAAGTTGGCGTAGACCGTGGCGGCGGCCGTGGTCGCGCCGGTTCCGAAGACCAGGAAGGTGACATTGGCGCCGTTCTTCAGGCGCGGCAGGCTGGGCAGCGTATTGACGAAGTCGACCATGTTGTAGAGGCCGGTGGCCGGCACTGGGATCGGCATGCACAGCGGCTTGCACAGGCCAACGAATACCGAGCCGGAAGCGTGGGCAGTGCCTCCCCATATCACCGACTCAATATCTTTGACACCTGTATCGCCAGCGGCCAACGGAAGGAATGGGCCGTACTTATTCGCCGCATTTCCAGAGTTAAGGATGGTTCCAGAGGTAGCTGAAGCGGTCGAAACACAACCCGCCGTTGTCACCTTGCCCGTCGTGCCGGCGCTGTTGGTGTAGGTGACCTGCATGGTCGGCGCATTGGCACCCATTGCCGCATATGAGGCAATGAACAGGCGCAGCCCTTCTCCGTTCGGGTAACGATCCACGTTCGCTGCCGTGTTGCTGATCGGGGTCATGGTGATGGTCTTGGTGCCGGTGGTGCTGACGTTGGTTGTCGTCAGCTTGGCGTATCCGACCAGATCAATCGGCAGGATGAACCACGGCGCACCCGCTGCGGCCACGACGCCGGCACCCATGTTCAGAATATGCTTCGTGGCCGGCGCCGTCTGGTCGCCGATGGCGATGGCGCCCTCTGACCAAGTGTTGTCGGTGGCCGTGAATGTCGCCTCTGACCCGCCAAACGTCGCCGCCGGAATACTGCCGACCGAGTTCAGCAAGTGCTGCCAGTGGCCGGCCTGCCCGACTGCAACGGAGGTTTTCTGATAAACGACAGGTTCGATCTTGCCGTTGGTGGTGATTTGATTGATTAGATCGTCTTGACTCTGGAAACCCATGATATAATTCCTTTATTAACCAGGTGCAACCAGAAAGGGCCGCGATGAAGAAGGAAGGAACCCCAAGCTATTGCGTGGAGTGCGGAGCAGAGTATTACGCGCCACCGTCGCATAGATCGAAGCGATCCTATTGTTCGCGTAAGTGCCGGGCATATGCTCAATCAAAGTGGCAGCGCAGGCCGCTTGCTGAAAGGTTTTGGGAGAAGGTTGATAAATCTGGAGAATGCTGGATATGGACAGGCGCACTTTTGAAAACCGGATACGGGTCAATTCGCATAGACGGCAAAGCAGAGAGAGCACACCGTGTTGCATACGAACTAACGGAAGGAAAAATTCCGAACGGATTATTGATAAGACATTCATGCGATAACCAAAAATGCGTTAATCCTGCTCACCTTGCGCCAGGAACCAAAAGAGAAAACACTCAGGATGCGCTTAATAGAGGTCAGCACGTTGTCGGAGAAGACCACTGGAAAAGCAAAATACCTAACCATGCAGTTAAAACCATTCGCGCCGCGCTTGAGGCTGGAGTTCCTGGAAAGTTCCTTGCGAAACAATTTGACGTTAATCCGTCTATGATTAGCGCAATCAAGCATTGTAAAAAACGACGGTTTGCCTGACCATCCCATGCTTTTAGCTCCAGGTTGTTTCGATGATGCCGGTCAATACCGACGATGCGAGCGAACCAGCGTTGCCGAGTCCGATTATTCCAAGCACCGCGCCAAGCTTGATTTCAACAGGCGGGCCGTGCAGCACGGTTTCAAACTGCGAGGCCGCGCCATAGCTTTCGAGGTTGCCTGAAGTAGTGCGTCGGCATTCCTGCGTGCTGTAGAAGTGGTAAAGCGGCTTGACGATGACCAGTGCCATCAGCCCGCCGCCAGCAGCGGAAAAATTGACCGACTCGATAGATACGGCGCTCGTGTCGCCGGCCTGCAATTGCACAAACGGCTGCGACCCCGTTACTGCTGCGTTGGTACTGCTGACCAATGTTCCGCCTCCGGCGACGACCTTGGTATAGGTCGCCTGCGATGTGCGTCCTGCTACGCCGTCCTGGTTGGTGTAACTTACGGTAAAAGTACCGACCGTCGAAGAGGCTGACTGCGCCACGGCCATGATTTGCCCACCAGTGACATAGCGCGGTAATGCTGCTGACTGAACCATGTCCTGCTGTTCGCCTACTGCGTCGGTATCGACAAACGGGTAATAAAGCAGGTAATCGGCTAGCAGCAGCCGCTGATTCTGGTTCGTGGTTCCGGTCGCAGATGCCGCTGCCGACATGACGGTGATGCGCTTCAGGAACTGGCTGGCAACCTGCGGAACGTGGATTCCACGAATGGACTCTACGACTGCTGCATCAAGCGGTGCAGAGGCGTAGAAATTGGCGGGCGGATTGCCGGCAAAATAGGTGTAGTCGATGAAGTCGTTGGCGACCGTCGCCGCGCTGGCTACTGCCTTGCGGAAGGTAGTCAGGTGCCAACGTCCAGAATCAGGAGCATTGGCCCATTGCGCGACGTTACGAAATCCCACGATTAGTCGGCGGTTATCTGAAGCGCGCCAGCGGTAGCTTGCGGCTGGATGCCGTTGGAAATTGACAGCGACGAACTCAGCGCACCGGACACCATGTAGTCCGTTGCGCCGGAAGCCGAAGACACCCATGCGAAGTGCGTTGCCGTATTCGTGCCACCTGTACATTGCGGCCATTGAACCAATGCGGCATTGCTGAAAGACGAACCTCCATCAGTCCATGCCGACGATTTGGTTTGTGCGACGCGGGCATAGCCGGTGTAATTACACTCAGCGGCCAATGACCCTGTTTCGCCTGGGTCAGCCGTAAATAGCGCCCAATATCCATTTGCAGAAGCTCTCCAAGCTGGATCGGTTCCTTGGCAAATCATTTTCAGAACGTCGTTTTCAGTTGCGTTAGATGCGGACATGTTTATTCCTTCGTAATGTGTTGTTGCTCAGTTATCCATTCCTGAAGCGTAACGAGCGTCAGGGTTGTTTCTGCTGCGTCTGCTGCAAGAGGTAAGCAGTCGGCGGGGATTGCATCAACTCTTTGGGCGGAATCGGAAACGGAGGGCACGGAGACGCTACCGGCACTAGCTGCGTATTGCTTGCGCAACCGCTGATAATCAGCACGCAGGCGATCAAGATTCTTTGCATATTCATGGCTCATGTCCTCAGTGATCTGCTTTCCTTTGGCGATTATTTCCGCCGTGCGCCTGGTCTGCTTTTCGCCTTCGATTCGTACCTGTTCTGCGAACAGATTCAGCTTTTCCTCGGACACAATGGCGCGGCGCTCTTGCTTGTCAGCTTCGTGGTTTGCCAGGCGCCATCCGGCAAATGTGAATAGGTTGGTGAATACGAGAAAGGCGATGGCGTAGAGAGCGACTGGATTCAGGCCAAACATAGCGCACGCTCCTTCTGTCTGCGATTTGTCAGGCCACGCCATACAACGCCATTGACCTTGTTCCACATGAGAATGGCATCGCACCCGCCTTGCACATCGCCTGCGTTCAGCTTTCTGACGACGGTCGATTTACAGAATGCCGAGACGCCGATGTTGTACGAAAGAGATACCAGAGCAGCGCGGCGCGTGTCAGGCAGTTCAGCAGAAACGCATGAATTAACACCTTCGTTGAATTCAACCAATCGCGCAGCCAGTTTTTCATCGCACTGTTCTTTCGTGTAGGTCTTTCCCCATTCGGCGCCATTTGTTTCTCCGTAACAATAGGTAGGCACGCCGCCTACATCGGGATAGGTTGAAGTAACCAAGCCTTCAGCAGCAGCGACCAGCGCCGTAGCAATGGCGATTGCGCCAGCGCCCTTGACTGCCTTACTTTTCAGGGCTTGCATCTGCTACTTCCGGCGTTGCTTCCGTCTGCGCTAATACGCGAGCAACCAAGGCGCCAGCCGTCACCAATCCGGCCAATGATGCAAAGACGCCTGGCGGTAGTGATTCGGCGATGGCCGGCTGAAGGATTGACACCGCAGCCTCGCAGCCTGATAGCAGCGCAGCGAGAACCATGAACTTGACCGACCATGCCTTGCGGATGATTTGTTTCCAATCTGGTAATAGCGTCATTTCATCAGCTCCAATATCAATTGCTCACAACCAGTTCGTTGGTTTTTCCGGCGACTTCGGCGACTTCGAGCATTGCCAAAAGCCTGCCGACATAACTTGCGCATGGAACGAGAGACTGGCGCGCACGTACTGAACCAAGAACGATGTCACACTCAGGTACATCAAGGCTTGCTGCTGGGCCAATCCAGCCAAGCCCGAAGGCGTGAGGAAGCTCTTGCTTGTGAGCCGCGCTATATTGCGTGCTGACCTCGCATCTTGTAAGTTGTAAATCGTCGCGTCCATTGCCGGCCTCGCAGTAGCAGAGAAATACGTTATCGACGTAGAACACGCCGTCTTTTATTGAGAGTTTCACAGCTTGACGTGATCCCTAGCCCATGCAATCACGGCCCATACCATGCCGATGAATGAGCAGGCCCATATGACCAATCGACCAATGATTTTTGAGCCATTCAGCACGGCGATAAGCTCATCAATGGAAGGCTTCACCTCGGCTTCCATCATCATGTGCGTGTCGAGTTTGCCCTTGAGTTCGGACTGATTGCCCTTGATCTCGTCTAGCGTTAAATCCTGTTTGTTCAGGCGTTGCAGGATGATTCCCATTAGTTCGTTGTCGCTCATAAGGCACCAGTCTAGTTAAGTGTCTGTGGCGTCATTTCGGCGCCGATGATGTTGTTTTCGGCGTCACGCTTGATTGTGATCTGCTTCTTCACTTGGCCTGTTTGCTGGTCAAGGATGACAATCGGCTGCGGCTGATTTATCTGCTGCATCTGAGTGACGATTCCCGTCACATCGCGCATGATGTTGTTGCGCAGCGCCTCAAGGTCAGGTTCCTTGGCTTCAGGCTTGGCGCTCAGTTCGGCAATCTTGGCGAGCAATGGCGCGATGGATTCCGAGACGATTTGCCGCACTTCGTCGGCGTCGTCTGGTTCTTCCTTGGTTTCGAGTTGCGCGACCTTCTCAGCCAGTGCAGCGATAGCATCATTGACCGGAGACAGGTCTAGCTCTGCCGTCTGCGGTTCGGCTACTTGCGCGGAAAGGTCAGCAACCTGCTGAGACAGGGAAGCAATGGATGCTTTCAGTTCGCTATCGTCGGACGGTTCCGGCTTCTCGATTGCGGCGATGGCGTCGAGAACTGGCGATAGATCAAGCGTCTGCTGTTCAACAGGTTCAACTGGATCAATCGGCGCCGGATCAATGACCGGATCGCCTTCGCTCATCGTTCCAAGTGCCGGCCCTTGCTCGGCAATCTTTTCCTGCTCGTCTTCCCATGTCGCATCTGGTGTGACGATTCCACGGCGCTTCAGTTCGCCGAAGTATGTTTCGTCGGACAACTTGCCGGCCTGATTCGACTTGAGCAGCAATTCGGCAGAGGCTTCAGCAAGATTGGCCGCGCCAAAGTCCTTGAACAGCGTTACATGCCCGCCTTCCGGCTCATTGACCCACATCGCCATGAATTGCAGGCACTGGTCTAGCGAGTCCTCGAAGTCCTCAACGATGCGCTGAAGTGCGCAGCGGTTCGCCTCGTTCTCTGATTGGACTTGGGTTGCGGTTACGTCGCCCGGCTTCAGCACGAGCAACTCAGCGCCCGTCTGCCGCATGCGCTCTTCAAGGTCAAGGATGGATTGCCGCCCGGCTCCGATGGCTGCGCCGGAGTGTTCGACAAAAGACATTGATCCGCCCTGGGGAATCTTTACAGCGTTCTTTGCCCCTACGGTAATTTGCGTGTCAGTGTCGGCGCCGATGATGGCAAGAATTGGGACGCGCGCGACGTGGAGGATTGTTTGCTGGTCGCTGCACGATTGCCAGTGCTCGATATTTTGGTAGGCCAGTTCAATCAGCGGCGCCTCACCTACGCCGGTCGATTTGCGAATTCCGTAGAAGAAGACGAACGGGATTTCGTTGATCGTCGTCGTGCCTTCGTCAAACAGGAACCATTCTTCCTTATCAGACTTGCGCCATACCTGCCACTGACCACGCAATAGAACGCGCACTTGTTCAACAGACTGCTCGCCAAAGTCGCCGACATATTCAGTGACGGTTTCAAGCAAACGAACCTGAATCAGCCTTTCAGCGCCGGAGATGCGCTCAGTGCGCCAGCCTAGAACCGTACCCGGAGCGTAACGGGTGAAGTACGGACGAACTCCGGTAGCCTTCTCGTCAGCCTGCGTTTTGATGCCATTGGCCGGCGGATAATCGACCAATACACCGGAAACCCCATAGTCGATACAGTCGCGCAATAGTTGCGAACTGAATACATGCAGGTTATGGCCTTGTAGGTCGCAATCCTGCATCCACTCGGCAATGCGCGGTGGCACGTCTTCCTGCAACGCTACGGGCTTGCTGAATGGCTTGGACGCCAGGACTTCAGCAGTACGCGAGAACGCCGGATACAGCGTGGCAATAGCAATGCGTGTGTTATAGCTATCCTGTTCCTCGTTCGGCCATTTCGGCAGGAAGGTTTCGCCCGCTTCGCGCATCGTCGCCGTGCCACCAAGCAATGCGGTAATCAAAGGCCAATGGCGACTTTGTGCCACAACCGAGGCAGATTGTTCGCGTACTGAATTATTCATATTGGCCCTGAAATGAAAAAACCCGCCGAAGCGGGTTAGTTGTGTTTATTCGCGTTAAACGCGTAGTGGCTGAATGGTCGCAATACGTTTTATGACCGGCCATTCGACATCAATGCAGTAACCGATGGCAGTCGTAATGTGCTGATACTTGTTCCGTTGGTCTTCCTGAAAGGTT